AAATGCACAATACTTTGCAATTTCCATGTGCTCTTTCTGTGTTCCATTTGCGGTTCGCAATTCAATGTAATGAACCCAACTACGCAGTGTGCCATTCATATACATACGAGACATGGTTAATCCTTCAGGAAGAACTACACGAGCCTGTTCTTTTGCGATGCCATTATCTATCGCCCAGCTGTATGCCAGTTTACACTCATGAATAATAGATAGCTGCTTGATTTTCCATGCCACATGTAGCTCATCATCTAAATCCAGCGCAACGCTGTTCTGTCTATTCTTTGAATCTTGTAATCTTGCTTCTCTAGTAACAAACTCCATATCTTTTGTTGGGTCAGCATATCGCTGACTGAATTCTTGAAATGAAAATGAACGATGACGTAACATTTGTCTCGCAATATCTCTTGTAGTTTCAATCTCCAAACAAACACTTACCATTTCAAGCGGTGACCAATGTTTGTTCTTTATAAGATACTTGATAAGTTTATCAGAAGTATCTTCATTCGTTTGATTACTTGGATTTGACACTCGTGCACAATATGCAATCAGTTGTTGTAAATCATTTTGCAAACCACTAATTGCTGGCAACTGTGAATAAGATATCAATTTAATTTTCATTTTTCAAGCCAATCTTCACGCCATTGACTATACAAAAGATCAAATTTCCTTTCATAAGTAATTTTTAAACCTTTCAATACATCAACAATATCTTCCTTTTTCAATGTTTCTTCTAAAATAGATTCGGACAAAAAATCAATCTCTTCAGTAAGACGCCAACAATCCAAGATATGATATTGCAAATCTACATTATCTTTCAATTTTTTACTCATACTCATAACATTTCTCAAAAGTTGGAGCGGGTGGACAGAATCGAACTGACATCAAAAGGTTGGAAACCTCTTATAATAACCATTATACGACACCCGCAATTAAATTTGGTGCTGGATGAGAGAATCGAACTCCCGACCTGATGCTTACAAAGCAACTGCTACTACCTGCTGAGCTAATCCAGCGTTATTAAATTATCGTCGATTAAGTTTATCTTTTTGTGGACGAGGACCATCCGGGCGTGCAGGACGATAACCTTTTGGCCAACTGGGTTGGCGAGAACCGAGATTTTTTACTTTCTCACTCAATTCATTATTTTCTTTCTTGAGATACATCATCTCAATCTGTTCACTTTTTGTATCTTCTAAAAGCTTTTCATACTTAGCTTGAAAGAAATTCTCGGTATTATGTTCTTGGTCAGTCACTTGGTAATTCTCCATAGATGCAACATTATCAATAATACTATATTTAGGGGTCAATGTCAATACCTTTATACAGGTAATTGAGCACATTTTGGTAAAAAATTCAATTCTCTTGCGTTTGCTTCAATCTTTTCTTTGAGTGATTTTGAAACAAGTGAATTAATTGTATCAGGTTCAATACCTTCTTTATCACAATACCAAAGTACTGCATCCATATGAGTGATGTTTTTTTCTAGCACAATTTTCTCAATGTTCAATGAGAAAGTTTTAGCTGTCTTCAATGGCATCATTATATCCTTAAAAATGGCCCTGTAAAACAGGGCCAACTTCTAATTAAAAGTTACGCAGTACGCAATGCAGCAAAACCTGCGGCGACTGTTGCCCTTGTTGGTGTTCCAAGACGGTATTTAGAATATGTCTCACCATCAAAAGAACTCACACGCTTATTCAAAAAGATAGCATATCCTTCTGAACGAAGTTGACTGATAACAGCACGAACATTCTTTACACCATAACGGGCAGTAATCTGCTTAGCAGTCAATTCTACACCATTCTTGAGTACATTAATCACACGTTGTGCTTGAGTTTCAGTAGTCATAATAAATTTTCTCCATTTTAATGACAAATTTGAATTACCACATTAGTAATTCATTAAAAGTGAGCCCGTTATATAACAAGGTGGTACTCATACCCCGTGAAAATCTATGCAGCTAGTGCAAAGTCTTCAAAGTAAACGTCATCGTTGGCGTTTATAGGTTTTGCTAGTTTTACGACATTCGCCTGTCGAGTTGTCTGTTCGCCTTCTTTCACCACGTCGAAACCTTGTCAGCCCCATCAAAAAAAGTCTTTATATTATTAAACTGTTTTTGGTGGAGCTGGGCGGAATCGAACCGCCGTCCGCAATGCATCCAACTCACTTCATACAACTATAACCACTTCTGTTTTCTTTCTCCCAACCATATATAAAGTATATCAAATTTATGTGTTGGTGTCAAGTCTTTTTTCTAAATTTCTTTATCTTTTTTTGGTAAAAACAAAATATTCTTTTCCCAAACCATATATAAAGTATACTAAATTTTGGTCTTGGTGTCAAGTCTTTTTTCTAAATTGACGGAGATATTGTACCATAAACTATAAGATATCCATTTATTACTTTATCTTCCACTTGTTTAAATACTTTCATTACAACTGTATCAACACCATCAGAATCCTTATATTGATAATGCAAGTCTTCAACTGTAAATTGAACTGGTCTATGGAGTCCCATACAAATTCCACTTTGCACAAATTTATTCAATAAATCCATAAGATTTGCTTTGTCACGCTTATCAGCCCAGACAATTTTTCTTATCGTTTCTTTATCTTTGCAAAGTACCCTAGTATCTACCTTATCACCGGGAGCCCATATTGGAAACATATTATTGTTTTGTGGTGGTTCTTCAGGTGGTGTAAGATTCTCTGGTGAAGGCCAAGGTATAACCTCACCACTTTGAGAATATGATAAATTAGGCAGCAACAGTCCCAACATTATCGTCAATGTTATGATTAAGTATTTCATTTTTTTCTTCCCATTTCTTTATTGTCTCAGTAAGTAATGGAAGATATTCGTATTTCTTTTTTATAAATTCTTGTGTTGTTCCATCTTCTGTAACTACAAGTATTACCACTTGATCAACGACTATTCCCGTTCTCTCACCAAACATCTCAGCGTATGCAGCACCTTGAATATAATAATTTTCATTCCATAAATCTGTGCGTTCTTTAGTTGAAGTTTTAAAATCTATAATAGATAATTTTCCTTTGTATTCTGCAATACAATCTGCTCTACCAGCAATTCTATAACTATCACTATACAAACCGCATTCCTGTGCATATATATTATTTATATTAAATAACAATTTATTTTTCATTTCGGTAAAAATACACCAAGGAAAAAACTCTTTTTTATGATGTTCAATATCCTTATTATTTAAATAGTCCTCACACATATGATGAACTTTGTTACCTCTGGAAGATGCCTTTCTTGCAATATTATTTGCAGCCTCTTCACCAACTCGTTTACGCCATTCCATCAATCCTTTTTTATTACGAATTGACAGAACTGTCGTGATTGATGGGTATTTGTTACCCTCTGGTGTATTGTATAAACGTACACCATTATTGTTAGTTGCCGTTAAAGGTTGCAACTCTACCTCTACATGATTAAACATTATTTATTTTTCAAGCCTTTGTTAATTTATTTATCCATAAATTCTGGATAAGCATTTCCTGTACCTTCATACATATCAGAACCAACCAATTCTTCTTCTTTACCTACACGAATACCAATAGTTTTGTCCAACACCCACCATGTGCCTAGAGAAGTTGTAAATACAAATCCACCAATAACACTAATACCAAGTAATTGAATCATCAATATTGCATCTATGTTAAAGATTGGAACCAATAGTAATCCAAGTATACCAGCAGTACCATGTACAGAGATAGCACCAACAGGGTCATCAATACCCCATTTCTCAAGAAGTGTCATAGACATTGGAATTAATGCACCACCCAACGCACCATAAAGCACTGCAAATTCTGGACTTGGTGAATACGGGTCAGCAGTAATAACTACCAATCCTGCCAATGCTCCATTTAGAGTTACATTGAGAATGACTTTCTTTGTCCAAAGCTTAGATACAATCATAGCACCCAACAATCCACCGGCAGCTGCCATGTTAGTGTTAACAAAGATTTTACCTAATGCATTTGCATCATCAATGGTAGAAAATGCTAGTTGAGAACCACCATTAAAGAAG